CATTTCTTGTTTCGTAGGTAAAACCTTCTTTTTTTTCGTCTGTCATTTGAACTGGGGAGGTAAAGGTTTAGAGGTAAACTAGCTAACTGCTGGTGACAGTTCTAGGTGTATCAAGTCTGCCTTGTCTTTTAAATACGTTTCTACCGCCTTGAAGATTTTTCTTTTCAAAGAAGTTTAACGCTGTGTCTATTTTTCCTCCAACTTTAATAGTTCTATTAGGATGATGGACTTGATATTGTTTTCTAAAGAAGTCAGTCACTAGCTCACCTTTTTTCTTGTTGTACCCAATAGCCTTGAAAAGTTGAATCATTTCTTTGCTAAGAGATCCAGTTTTAATAAAATCTGTAAAGTGTTTATCAAACTCTTCTTTGGAAAGAATTGCCGTATTACCGACAGAATTTTTCCATTTCTTTTTAGTAACTAAAGTTATCTTGCTTTTTCCTCTTCTGTCGGTACTAAAGACTGTATCTAAATCTGTTATCTGAATTTTCTTAGCTTGTGCTTGTGCATAGGCTGCTTCAGTTGCTTCAACCTCTTCTTGGAATTTGGTAATTATATCTCTATCTGATGTTCTGTATTCATCTGCTTGTTGTGCTAACCATTCATTATCAGAAAGTCCTTCTGGACGTTCTTGGTTAAAGACACGCCTTCTGTTTGCTTGTCTTTTATTTGTCAAAGCGACAATCATATCACTGTATTCATCGTTCTGCTTGCTGGTTAGCTGGTCAACGTTGGAGTTACCATCTCTTGTTGCTATTGCTTTCATTAGCCTGCTTTGCAATCCACCTTTAGCAGTAAGCCTTTCTCTTGCTAGCTTGTCATACCCTTCTGTGGCATCGTATTCTGACCGTTGCTTGTTGATAGAACCATAGAAAGGGCCAGCATTTCGATTTGATAATCCTTGCTGTACTAAGTTCTGTATTCCAAGCCTCTTCTCTGTGCTGGTTAGGTAAGGGTCGTCTACTATTTCTTGTGCTCTATCTTGAAATACTTTTTGCTGTGGTGCTGAGTAAATCGCTGTATTAGCTTTATGCAGATCTGATACAGCTTTAATTCCTTTGTTTATAGCTGCTTGATTTCCTCTAAGAGTTGGGTCGTTTGTAACACCATCAACTGCTCTTCGCAGTGCTGCGTTAGAAGTTTCAATATCATCGTATGTTTTTGAATCGTTTAATCCTGCTGTAGCTGAGTGTCTAGTTGCGGATTGTTCGCCTAAGTCTTTGTTGTAGTTTGTATATTTGTTTTTAATATCTGCCTGTACTTTTAATATCTCTAGCTCTAAATTTTCTCTTGCACCTGGATCTAATCTTGTAGAAAGCAATTCACCGTTAGGGCCAGCTTGTATTAGCTCGTAAGTTTCAAGTGCTTTTTGTAAATATAATCTTGAAGTCGTTGCATCTATTGTCTCGCTAGCGACAGTCCTTCCTTCTGGTATTGGCTCTGAAGCAGGTATTATTTGACCGTTATCTAATATATACATTCTTCCCGCATCAACAGCAGCGACAGCTAATTGATTAGGAATTGTTTTTACAAAGTCCTGATACTTTTCTACTCCTGCAATCTTCCTATATTCCGTTAATGTTTCAGTGATTGACGCTGCCAAGCCTTCGGGCTGTGTCTCGTTTGACTTGAAATTAGTAGCAAGAAGTGTCTCAGTTTTCTGCCTGTATTGTTTGAATTTATAATCCGAGTTTTTTGCTGCTTGTGCTCTATTTAATTTTTGATGAGCATCTAACTGGTAAGGCTCTATTTCTTTTCTAATCTTTGCGTCTTCAATGTCTATCGCTAATATTTGACCTTTCCATTGTTGGAATTCTGGACTGTCAACACTTAAAGTTGCTATAGGTGTTTCGCCTATAGTGCTTGTTCTGTTGTAAGTAGATTGAATAGTATCGAATTTATTTCTAAGTTGGGCTGCTTGATGGTATTGCTCTGCGTATTTTAAAGTTACAGGATTTAATGACTGAATATAATCCAGCATTGCTTTTGCTTCTGTGTCCTCTGGGTTTGACTTAACTCGTTTCTCAACTTTGTCCCTGTAGTCAAGTAATGACTGGCCTGGAAGCTGACCGTAGGAAATGCGACTAAAAGCTTTAGCGTTTTCTCTTCTTTCCGCATCTTTTACTCCTGCGTACTGAATAGCGGCAGTTCCAAATTGTTTTAAGTTTTGATTTAAAGAACCAAGTTCATTTGCAAGTTTCTGAAGATTAGTTATCTCTGCTGGCTCTGGTGTTAACTGAGGTTTGCTAAGTACAACTGGCCCTGGTGCATTAGGACTTCGTGCTTGAACAAAGCTAGACACAGGTGCAGCTTGAGGTCTTAATGCTGGTTCATTTATCGACAGTTCTTGAAATGGAGTGGAGGCAGCACCCATGCCTGGCCCACCCATTAAACGTCTTGATGTTTTCTTAGTTAGTGAAGGTTTCATTTGTTAGAAGTAATTACCAATCAGATAATTTTCGGAGGTTTGGGCCTTTCGGAACTGCCTTTGGCTCACCCCATAAACCTGCTTGCACTCCTGTTGAATAGGTACTTAATCCAGTACTAACACCACTTAGTCCAGCACTTAATATTCCTGCGAAACCAGGGCCACGAACTTTTCCTCTCATCATTGGTTTCAACGGATCTAAGTACGTTCGTTCTAAGTATGGTTGTTGGCTTGCAATCCGACTAGCTCTTTCTATTCCTGCTCCTCTCTTCTCTTCTTGTATCTGCTTACCTGCGAAAGCTAAGTTTTGTGATGTCGCATAATCAAAGACTGCTTGTTCTCGTTTTGCATCTGCTATTAAGTTTTGAATTGAGTTACCAAAACGACCTGACGCAAGTATTTCGCCTTTAGCTTCCAATGCTTCTAACGCTGCTCCTCTCTTAGCTTGTCCTGCTGCTTCTTGTTCTTGCATTAACTGTAAATTTAATTGTGCAATATCACTTTCGTATGCTTCGTTTGCAAGATATTCATTCTGTGCCATCAGATCTTCTTGTATTTGTCTTTGCTGTGCTTCTCCTGTTCTATTTGCTTGGGTTTGCAGCACAGAATATTCATACTGCTGCTGTGCCTGCATGTTTTCAAATTCTATCTGTGCGTTCTGTGCCCTAGTCGCTGCTTGCTGCTGCATTATCTGGAGGCCAGCAGACATGACCCCCATAATTATGCTGACTGG